CTCCCGAAAATGGCTCTATGGGTAAAAGTTTTTATTTTTTCCGGGAAGGAGGCGGAGACTTTGGCAAAAAAGAAACTGGATTTTGATCAGATCATGGAACTTGCGGAGACTTATGGAGTGAAAGAAAATGTTTTGTTCGTCTCTGCGTCCAAACGATACGCTGGTCAGTATGAAATGATAGAAAAAATCCAGGAAGATCTAAAAAAGCGCGGACTGATCATCACAAAGGTAAATACCAATGGTGATGATGTACCGATTGCGAACCCGCTGACGGCTCAGCTGCCAAAGTACAATGAAGTTGCCAATAAAACACTGGGCGTTATGCTGGATATTATTCAGCGGCTGGGGACTGCTGCGCCGGTGGGTGATAAGCTGGGTGAATTCCTGAGCGTATGATTACCGTATATTCGCAGAGCGGTGCGGAAAACTGGATCCTGAAATATTACCAGATGATCAAGGATGGCAGCGTAACAGTTGGCCACTGGATCAGGATTCTGTACGAACGAATCATTCAGGATCTGGAAAATAAGGTATATTTCTTCGATCAGAAGAAGGCAAACCGGGTGATCAGCTTCTTTGAGAATTTCTGTCATCATAGCAAAGGGAAATTGGCGCCTCAGCTGGTGACGCTGGAAATATGGCAGAAGGCGCTGATCAGCTGCATATTCGGACTGGTTGATGCAAATGGCTTGCGGCAGTACCGGGAAGTCCTGGTTCAGATGGGCCGGAAGTGCGGTAAATCTCTCCTGGCATCCGGTATCTGCGAGTATATGGCCTATGCGGACGGAGAATACGGAGCGGATATCTACATGCTGGCCCCGAAGCTGGATCAGGCTGACATCGTGTTCAATGACTTCTGGCAGTCAGTCAGCGCGGAACCGGACCTGATGAAGCTGACGAAAAAGCGGAAGATGGACATCTATATTGAGTCTACTAATACATCCATTAAGAAAGTCCCTTTTTCGGATAAGAAATCTGATGGCTTTAACCCTCATCTTTCCGTATGTGACGAAATCGCCGCGTGGCCGGGTGAAGGCGGGATCCATCAGTATGAGGTTATGACCTCCGCCCTGGGTTCCAGAGAACAGCCGCTGATCTTCAGTATCACAACGGCCAACTATATCACCGGCGGGGTTTATGACGAACTGTACGGCCGGGCAACAAGATTTCTCCAGGGCAATAGCCGCGAAAAGCGTCTGTTGCCTTTTCTATATCAAATTGACAATGTGGAGAAATGGAACGATCTGAACGAACTGCAGAAGAGCATACCTAATCTGGGTGTTTCCGTCAACGTGGATTACATCCTGGAAGAGATCTCCAAAGCGGAGCAGACTGTTGCTTCCAAGATGGAATTCATGACGAAGATGGCCTGCATCAAGCAGAACGCGTCTACGGCATGGCTGACGGCAGACGCGGTCCGGAAGGCGTTCGGGAACAATCTGACGTTGGAAGATTTCCGGAACTGCTACGCATTGGGTGGAATTGACCTTTCCCAGACGACGGACCTGACATCCGCCTGTGTGCTGATCGAGCGGGACGGTGTGATCTGGATTAAGTCGCATTTCTGGTTGCCGGGTGAACGGCTGCATGAAGCGACGCAACGGGACATGATCCCTTATCAGGCGTACATCGAACGGGGCTTTCTTTCTCTGAGCGGGGATGAATTCATTGACTACCATGACGTGTATGATTGGTTCGTTCGCCTGGTGAAGGAATACAAGATCTACCCACTGCAGATCGGGTATGACCGGTACACGGCTCAGTATCTGGTACAGGATCTGGAAAAGGCGTCCTTTCACATGGAAAGCGTGTTCCAGGGGTACAACTTGACAGGGATTGAAGACAACTTCGAGGGAATGCTCCGTGAAGGGAAAATAAAGTGTATGGATGACAATGATCTGCTGAAGATTCATATGTTGGATGCTGCTCAGAAGATCGAAAGCAACACATCCGCCCATCCGCGGAAGAAACTGGTGAAGCTGTCAAAGAATGCTCATGTGGACGGCGTGGCGGCGATCCTGGACGCCATGTGCATGAGGCAGAACCACTGGGCGGAAATGGGATCCAGGCTGATGAACGTGAAAAACTGACGGGACAAGAGGGTGAGAAAGAAAATGGGAATCTTTGAGAAGATCTTCGGCAAGCGGGAGCCTGTGGCCGCCGCGAAGGCCCGGGCAACCTTCCAGCTGCTGGAGGGATATACCCCGATGTTCCGGACATGGGCCGGGAGCATATTCGAAAGCGACCTGATCCGGGCGGCGCTGGATGCCCACGGACGGCACGCGGCGAAACTGCAGATCAATATACCGGGAGACGCGCAGAAGACGCTGAAGAATCGGCTGATGATCGCTCCGAACGAGTTTCAGACGTGGAGCCAGTTCCTTTACCGGACGGCCGTGACCCTGTACTGCAGGAACACGGCTTTTTTAGTGCCGGTGACAGGGGAGTACGGAGAGACAAGCGGCGTGATCGGGATCGTGCCGGATAGCTGGGAGGTCGTGGAATACCAAAACCGGCCATACATCCGGTTCACCATGCTGAACCAGAAGAAAGCCGCTGTGGAGCTGGATAAGGTGGGCATCCTGACCCGGTTCCAGTATAAGAATGAGCTCTTCGGGGAAAGCAACGAGGCGCTGAAGGCGACGCTGGATCTGATCCGGATGCAGCAGCAGGGCATCACGGAAGGGATCAAAAACGGGGCATCATACAGGTTCAGCGCCCAAAGCGACAACTGGAGCACGGACGAGGACCTGGGGAAGGAAATGGAGCGGTTCAACAAGTATACGTTCCAGAACATGAAGACAGCCGGCGGGACGATTCTGTTCCCGAACACATACAAGAATATCCAGCAGCTGAAGCAGGAAGCCTATAAGGTGGACGCCGATCAGATGAGCCTGATCAAGAATAACGTCTATGACTATTTCGCGGTCAATGAAGACGTGATCCAGAACAAGGCATATGGTGATGCCTGGCTGGCGTTCTATGAAGGCGCTGTGGAGTGGCTGGCCATCCAGATGAGCGACGTCATGACCCGGATGTTCTATACGGAGCGGGAACGGCAGTTCGGCAACCGGGTATTCTTCTCATCGAACCGGCTGCAGTACATGAGCAACAGCGACAAGCTGACAGCAATCCAGACATTCGCGGACCGGGGTCTGATGACCCGGAACGAGTTGCGGGAGATCATGAACCTTGCACCGCTGCCGGATGACATCGGGAATCAGATCCCGGCCCGGGGCGAATACTACGACGTGACGAACCCGCCGGAGGATAAGAGCGGAGACAACAATGGAGGTGTAAATAATGCCGATTAAGACTGATCAGCGCGAGTACCGGAACTTTGAAGGCATGGAGATCCGGAGCGCGGAAGATGACCGGAAGATTGTCGAAGGCTATGCCACGACATTCAACCAGCCTTATCAGCTGTGGCGGGATAAGGATGTAACCGTCATGGAACAGGTGGATCCTAAGGCATTTGAAGAGACGGACATGTCCGATGTGATCATGCAATATGACCATGCAGGCCGGGTATTCGCCAGGCTTAGCAACGGGACGCTACGACTGGAACCGGATGAACATGGGCTGAAGGTAACCGCGGACCTTGGCGGAACGGAGATCGGCCGCCAGCTGTACGAGGAAATCAAAGGTGGGTATACCAACAAAATGAGTTTCGGGTTCACGGTGCCGGAAAACGGAGATGAGAGAAACCGGAAACAGGATGATGATGGTCATATCACCATTCTGCGGACGATCACGAAGATCGGGAAATTGTTTGATGTTTCTGCGGTGTCGCTGCCGGCCAACGACGCCACTGAAATAAGCAGCCGCACCATCGGCGACGGATTGATCGCTGAGGCCATGAAGGAGGTTCAGGCCGAGGAAGAGCGGCGGCGCATAATCGGAGAAATCCGAAATATTCTCAAGGGGGAAATATCAGATGCATGACGAGATCATGACCCGCCTGGGCGAGATCGAGACGCGCAGCAAGGAGATTGACGCCGAACTGGAGCAGGACGGTGCGGATCTCGATGCGCTGAAGGAAGAAGCCCGGAAGCTGACCGAAGAACGCGGTCAGCTGAACATTCAGCTTGAAGAGCTGAAGAAGCAGGCCGAAGAGGCCGATGAAGCCCGGAAGGCCGTCGAGAACGGCGCCGGCACGACCAAAGAAAATGTATTGGAGGAAAAAACGATGACACTGGAAGAACTGCGGAGCAGCAAAGAGTATGTAGATGCCTATGCGGAGTATGTCAAGAGCGGCCTGCGCGGCAAGTCCGATGATAAGGAACTCCGTGCCCTGCTGACCACCAACGCCACCGCGGCGACCGGCTATGTACCGGTGCCCACGCTGGTGGATGATATCGTCCGGCACGCCTGGGAGAATGAGAACGTCCTGAGCCGTGTCAAGAAGACCGGCTTTGCCGGCAACGTGAAGGTTGCCTTCGAGCTGAGCGCCGATCCGGCCTATGTGCATTCCGAAGGCGCGACGGCCCACACTGAAGAAGCCCTGACCCTGGGCATCGTCGAGATCAAGCCCGAGAACATCAAGAAGTGGATCTCCATCTCCGATGAGATGATGGAAACCACCGGCGAAGGCTTCCTGACCTATGTCTATAATGAACTGGCCTACCAGGTCATGAAGAAGCTTAGCTACGAAGTCGTTGCTGATATCAAGGATTGCGCGTACACCAGCAACCAGTCTTCTGCCGTCGGTATCCCGAAGGTGAAGAAGAACCCCGGCCTGACCACCATCGCCCAGGCTGTGGCCAATCTGAGCGACGAAGCCGGCAACCTGTGCATCCTGATGAACCCGCTGACCAAGGTGGCGTTCGTGGAAGCCTATGCCGCCGGCAACTTCGCGGTGGATCCCTTCCAGGGCCTGCCCGTGATCACCACCGGCGCTCTGACCGCGTTCGACAGCCTGAGCGAGAACGGCGTATACGCCATCGTGGGTGACCTCTCCGCGGAGCAGGTCAACTTCCCCGCGGGCGAGGGACTGAAGCTGATCGAAGATCCCTACTCCCTGGCGGAGCGCGATCTGGTGAAGCTGGTGGGCCGTGTTTATGCCGGCCATGCGGTGACCGCTCCCGGTCGCCTGGTTCGCCTGACCAAAGAAGCCGATCCGGCTACCACCTGACAAGGGGGCTTTCCGATCGCCCCCTTGACCCCTTCGGATGACGAAAGGGAAAGCGACGGATAACAGCCATGAGAGTCAGATTAACCCGGTATAACCGGATCGAAAAGGGCGCTGCCGGCGTGATCGTAAATGTCACGCCGGCCCGCGCTCGTTTCCTTTTCGAGACTGGACTGGCCGAACCGGTGCAGATCCGGGAGCAGATCGAGGTACCGGAGAA